CAGAAGCAGTTATCCGGCGGGCAGGGACCGCGGTCGGAAAAACAATTTGAATGGACTCGTACCGCGCCAGTAGCGCCGAAAAGTCAGCTTCCTTCTTGAACACAGGATTTGAAGGAAGGCGAAGGAGCGCATTACTGAAAAGCCCGGTGTATCACCGGGCTTTTTGGAATGCCTGCCAGGTTTCATCACTGTTAAACGGCGACGTTCAAGGAAGTCTGAACGTTTCCCCCCTCCCACCGAGCAGACCTGACGTTACTAAGCCGAATAACAGCAGTGGTAACTGCTGCATATGGGCGCCAACCGGCCGTAGAAAGAGATCGTTTTCTCGGCTCCTGAAACGCCTCCCAGGCGTGATGAACGCGTTGAAGATAAACGCACCGCAATGACAGGACGGCGGAATTTTCAAACGTCGTCCGGTGAATCTCGAGGAATGAAAAATGAAACGATATGTATGCATCGGCACCGTCTACCAAACGGCCTTCTCGATTGTTTTTGAGATACAGGATTCAGATGAAGGCATGCCAACTACCAGCCCGGCCGGCAGTTCGGGATACTGGATCGAAGTATCGGCAGACACAGTCGTTCAAGTGGGCTGGAAGGTTGACCCTTTTATCGATGAGAACGGCAATTACCTGAGAATTTATACAGAGCCGACTGAGGCTGAATCTGAGGCGATTACCACTGCCCGTATGAAAGAGCGGTTTGATGACGCGGCGCGTTGGCTGCAATTCAATCCGTTGCAATACAAGCAGGATCTTGGCGTAGCGACGCCAGCGGACGAAGCGGCTTTGCTCGCTTATAAGCAATACGTCGTTGCCGTCAGTGAAGTGAAAAATCAACAAGGTTATCCATCCTCTATCACTTGGCCGGTCGCTCCTTTCTGATTTGAAAAAGCGAAGCATCAGTGTTTTTAACCGATCGATATCTAAGGGCCGGGCGCAGTGAAAGGTGCGATGCGCCGGAATTCACCCGCCTGATACCTGCAAACAAGGAGTGACGATGAATCGCTATGTTTTTATAGAGATGAGCAACCAGTATCCATTTTCCCGTGTTGCGGAGATTGTCGAGTCGGAGGACATGCCGCAAACCTCTCCACCGGGAATCTCGGGCAGTTGGTACAAGGTTGAAAATGACACCACCGTTCAAGTTGGCTGGAAGGCTACCTACGAGGCAATTGGTTGGAGCTATTCGGAGCTTGCTTATCAGGATCATGTCGATTTGGTCTCGTTGCGTATGCGTCAAAAGCTCGGTGCAGCCACCGGCTGGCTCGATCTGAATCCAGTGCAATACAAAGTGAACCTCGGCAGCGCCACGCCAGAAGAGGCAGCTGCATGGATTGCTTACCAGCAGTACTACGTCGCGGTTGCCGACGTAAAAAATCAAGCTGACTACCCGTACACGGTCAACTGGCCAGTCGTTCCGTTCTGATTGCAAAGTCGGATCAACGGACGAGAGCGCATTACTGAAAAGCCCGGCCCCGGCGTCGGGCTTTTCGGAATGCCTAACTCAAGAGAAACCGTTTGAACCCAACACTCATCATTCATCAATCACCTACGGAGGCGTGACATGACAAACGAGCAACAAGCGTTGGCGGACATGCCGATCTGGCTGGTCATCCTCCTTGCCGTTGTCGGCGGGGTATCTGGCGAAATGTGGCGCGCTGACAAGGAGGGCGCCCGTGGCTGGTCATTGCTCCGACGGCTGGCCCTGCGCTCCGGCGCCTGCATGATCTGCGGCGTGTCGGCGATCATGCTGCTGTATGCCGCCGGATTGTCGATCTGGGCTGCCGGCGCGTTCGGTTGCCTGACAGCAATGGCCGGCGCCGATGTCGCCATCGGTCTTTACGAACGCTGGGCCGCCAAGCGCATCGGCGTCTGCGAAGTCCCGCCGCGCGACCAGCCTTAACCCTGAATATGTTTCCGTGCCGCCCCAGGGCGGCAGGGCTGCGCGTGGACGATTGAAAAGGAGCTCATGTATGCCCACACCGATCCGGCAGCCGTCGCAACTGTTCACCGCCATCGCGACGACGCTGCCCAACACTGCCGGTCTCAGCCTCACTGTCGGCAGTTACGCCGATTTCACTGCACCGGGCGATCAGGCCTGGGTGTTGATCAACTTCGAGCGGAATGGACCTGGAGTGCGTGCCGCTGACGGGCGAATTGCTCATGTCATGACGGTGTCGCTGCAGGTCATCCCCGCCCTTTCCGCCAGCGCATTTGCAGCATGCGATCTGATTGCTGTGCTGAAAAACCTGATCACCGACAACCGCTGGGGCCTGCCCGCCGATCAATGCGATCTGCCGATCAACATTGATGGCCTGCCATCGCTGCTTACCCGCACCGAGCAGCAATACAAGACCTGGACCCTGACGTTCAACCAGACCCTCTACCTCGGCCCGACCTTGCTCGATGATCCGCTGGGCACGCCGAAGTTCGCTCGCACCTGGGAAGTCAGCAACATCGACGACCCCGACCAATACACCGCGTTGGAGGCCTGAGATGTTCGATGGACTATTGCGCATGCAACTCGGACCGATCATCGAACGCCTGGCCGAGATGGAAGCGGAAATCGACGACCTGCACCGGCGCGCCGAAAGCTTCTGCCGGATCGGTATCTGCCAGACCGTCGACGCCACGAGCAATACCTGTCAGGTCAGTCACGGTGGGTTGCTCACGCCGGCGATCAAGTTTTTCAACCCCAGCGCTGGCGCACAAAGCGAGTCGCGGATTCCGACGGTGGGCGAGCAGTGTCTGCTGTTCAATTACGGTAGCGGCGAAAGCGGCGCGCAGAGCGTGGCATTGTTCGGCTTGAACAGTGACCGTTTTCCGCCAGCCTCCACAGTGCCGACGTTGACCCGTCGAGTACATCAGGACGGCAGCGAAAGCAGCTACGACGATGCTTCACACACCCTGCACTGGCTTAACGGCCCGGCGACTTTCAACGGCTCTCGCGAGTCACTGGAACTGAGTATCGGCCCGGCACGCCTGGCAATGACGCCACAACTGATCACCCTGCAACTGGGTGCAGTCGGCCTGACCATCGACGCTTCCGGCGTGCACTTCAGCGGCCCGTTGGTCGATCACCAGGGCCGCGTCATCAGCCCCTGATTCAAGAGCCTCCCATGATCGGAATCGATAGAGACAGCGGGGCCACGGTCGACGACTGGCTGCAGTTTGTGCAGCGCGCGACCCGGGCCCTGACTACGCCGCTCGGCACCCGGCAAAAAAGGCCCCTGTATGGCTCGTTGATCCCCTCGCTGCTGGGGCAGAACCTCGGCGACGACGTCCTGCTTCTGGCCCAGAGCCATGCGGCGCAGGCGTTCTATAACGCGCAGAACGGGATCAGCGATTTTCAGCCGCAAGTGATCGTCGCCAGCCGTCAGGGCGCCGGTCTGCTGTTGCGCTTCGCCGGCACCTGGAAAAACCGTCAACAAACCTTCGAGGTCGTGACATGAGCATGTTGATCCCCGGCCAGAACCAATTGGCCGAACCCGCGCTGATTACCGTCGAGGCTTTCGAAGATCTGCTCGCCGAGTTCAAGACTTTCGTCATCGAATACGTCGGTGCGCGCTCGCCGGACAGCGCCGCAAAACTCAAGACCAGCCTGGAAAACGAGAGTGAACTGCTGACCCTGGCGCTTGAGGCTTTCTGCGTGCGGCTGCAAACCCACGAGCGCAAATACAACGCCCGCATCAAACAGATGCTGGCGTGGTGGGCGACGGGCAGCAACCTCGATGCGCGGCTGGCGGACATGGGGCTTGAGCGGCAGTTGCTCGATCCGGGCGACCCGGCGGCATTCCCGCCGGTGCCGGCGATTTATGAAAGCGACGAAGACGCTCGCCTGCGTTATTACCTGGCGCCGCATGCGCCGGCAGCAGGTTCGCGGATGCAGTATCGCCGCGAAGTTTTCACCCTTGGCGAGCGTCCGACGGTGCAGGTCGAATCCACCGAGGCAGGTGTGGTGAATGTCACTTACACCTTCAACCCGGACGGTCTCGCCGCGCAGGTCAAGGATGGCAATGCTCGGCGAACCGCGCCGGGCGAAGTGCAGGTCACTGTGCTGTCCCGAGACGGCGATGGCACGCCTTCCGCGTCATTGCTGGACGGCGTTCGTCAGCACTTCGCTCGGCCGGATGTACGACCTGAAACCGACCTCGTCACCGTCAAGGCTGCCGACATTCAGCGCTACAAGATCCGCGTTGTCGCCAAAATCAATTCCGGCCCCGATTCGGGCCTGACCAAAGTCGCCGCGCAGCAACAATTGCAGGCCTATGCCGACAGTTGCCATCGCCTCGAAGGCCGGGTCGATCCGAGCTGGATCGACTACACGCTGCACAGCGCCGGTGCCGTGCAACTGCAGATTCTCGAACCGCTGGCGCCGATCGTGACGACGGCGTTTC